TTTCTGCACCGTTTGGTTAACAAAACCCAAGACGGTCAATTCACTGATCATGTTAACGGGTTCAAGCTTGATAACACCTCCATAAATCTCAGGACAGCAAACAAATCCCAGAATGCCTGTAACTGTCCAAAAAGGAATGATGGCTCCTCATCCAGATTCAAAGGAGTTCGATGGGACGAAAAAAGAAAAACCTGGGTCGCCTATCTGAGCGGTGGTAAAAACAAGCATTTGGGACAATTTGATTCTGAGGAAAAGGCGGCAGAAGCGTACAATCGAGCGGCAAAAGAAAAATACGGAGACTTCGCCAAGTTGAACGTCGTCTCGCAACCATAGGATTTATTTTGGCTACCTGCACTCTGAGTAATCTAGACTCGACCTCGACCTCACCGTTCGCCACGCTGCCACCGCGTCGGCGTCGCGCGCTGCTGATTTACATGCTCGCGCAGGAAGTGAAGGCTTTGGGTGGAACGGATTACATCGCCGCTCCGAACACCCTGTTTGCGGACGTGGCGGCTTATGAGCCATTGATCGAGGCTCAACGTGACGCCGCTCTGATCGAGATTGCCAAGGAAAGCGCCGTGGCGGCTGGAGCCACGATTTCGTCCAACATCAACACGATCGTCCAGGACACGCCGGAGTTTGAGGAGTACCACGACCAGTTGTTGCTGATTCTTTTCCTGCGCTGCAAGGTTGGTTAACTTCGGGGACCATGTTACGGTGAACGATGGCACCGGAATTCGATGCGGTTGACGAGGGGGACAGGCGTTTCCGTCTGATCGAAGACCCACCGTTGTTCGAGCACAACATTCCGCTGGAACAACTGGTGTCGGTCAAGGATGAGGTTACCAGGGAGAAGTGGAAGCTCGACAATGTGATCGGTCAAAAGCTGGATTACCTGATAAAATTCAGCGTCCAGTCGAACAACAACCTGTATTACCTGGAAACGGAAGTCATCCGTGGCAAGCAGTTCCGAAAATATCTCTGGGGCAGAATCACCATCTTCATCGCCCTGGCGGTGGCGTTTATGGAGTTCCTGGTTCGCATGGCGCCAGCAATCTTCGCTCACATATCAACCAAGTGAAATGCCTGAATCCACCGTCAACCAGATCGACGAGTATTACCGGCTCATCGCCGAAAGAACGGCGCGCGGGGAATTGGAACGTCGGCCACTGCGTTTCCTGTTCATCGACGACGACGAAGAGTTCAATCAGATGGTTCAAATCACGTTCGGGAAATCAGGCATTGTAGTGGACTCCGCGCTCACGGCCAACGAGGGACATCGCAAGGCCGTCTCCCAAACTCCGCCCTACACGCTGATCGTGCTCGATGTTGTTGGAATAGGAAAACCGTTGCCGGACGCCTTCCGGGATTTGAAGCGGGACCTGCCTTCCGTTCCCGTCGCCATTTGCACCGGCTACGCCGCGGCGCCGGAAATCCAGGAGTGTTTGAAGTACGGAAACTTCTGGCTGCTGGACAAACCACTCGACATAAAACGACTCGCGGGTATCTTCGAGCATTACCGTGACATGCTCGCACCACAAAACTGAATGGCCATAGATGTCAACGCGGTCGTGACGGCGGGAAAATCCTACGGTGGTCTATCGCCACTCGCGCGCCGGAAGGTTTACGCGGCCATCCTGTGCGACATCGTGAAGGTTTATTCCCCGTCCTTCAACTGCAACACGCAGTCCAACGGTTGCGTCTCGTGCCTGTCACCGGAAAAACTGTCGTTCCTCCAGGTTCAACTGCTCTGCCTCATCAACAAGGTGTCCACACCTTCCTTCGATTGTTCCGCCTCGGCGCTCGTGACTTCACAGAGCTGTCTGCTGTGCGCCGAGCCGTCGGTGCAACTCACGGTTCTGGTAACCCTTGCTTCTGAATCTTTGCTCGTGCTGAACGGATCGGCCAATGTCGATCCCTCGGCGCTACTCACGGCCAACAACTGCATCGCCTGTCTGGATTCACAGGCGTTGGAGGTGGAAATCGCGTTGCTCCTAATTGGCTGGTTGAGTGTGTTTCAAACGGTGGATGTCCCGGGACTGGTGGATGATTGCGATTGCAATGCTTTTGCTGTTCCGGGTTCCGTATCGGGACCATTTGGGTTTCTACCGTTGCAGGCGATTCAGTTCGCTCCCCTGGCTACCAGTCCTCCTTCGGCTGGTCCGGATACTCCCGTGGCGACCGCGGCTACCAATGTGACTGACACCTCATTCAGCGCCAATTGGAACGCCGCCTCTGGCGCCACCAGTTATCGTCTGGATGTTTCCACCAGCGCCGGGTTCGGAAGTTTTGTCGGGATTTACAACAACCTGAACGTCGGCAACGTCACGACGTTTTCTGTCACCGGTCTTTCGGCGTTCACCCAATACTTTTACCGGCTCAGGGCCGTCAACGGTGGAGGAACCAGCGCCAATTCCAACACGATAACGGTCACCACCACAATTCCTCTGACCAACCTCTTGGCTCAATGGGAATCCGACACACTGGTGTTGAACGACGGAGATCCCGTGGCCACCTGGAACGACAGCAGCGTGAACGCGCGCAATGCCACGCAGGCCGTCGCCGGGCAACGCCCGCTCTACAAGGTGAACATTTTCGGGACCAAGCCGGCTATTTTGTTCGATGGCAGCAACGATCAGTTGGGTTTCACGTCCACGGTGATTGGAGCGTTCACCGCGTTCAGTGTGATCATGCCACTGGCCAGCGGTTCGCCTTACTCGGTAGGACACCTGACCTGGGGGGAAGTGGCCAACCTGAAGGGGTTCATGTTGGATGGAGACGGCAGCGGCAGTTTCTTCGCGCATTGCACCATCCGGTCCGGCGGGGCGGAAATCCTCAACAAAAAAGGATCCTCGACCAACGCCTCTACAAAGCATCTGTTGACCTGGACTTTCGACGGCGCCGCCACAGTCGCCGCCCGCAACAACGGCGCGCCCTCTGTGCTGACCAATAACGACGGTGGATTTGGACCGATGACCAACGGACAAATCGGCATGGCCTTTGTGAATTACAACGGGTACATCGCTGCCATCATGGTTTATAACGCCGTTCTGAGCGCGGGCGACATCACGGCCGTCGAGACCTATCTCAACGGAAAATATCCCTGCTTCTGAAAACGTGCATCCGTTTCAAATTAGTCTTGTGTCTCCTGGCTGTGGCGGTCTTTACTTCGGCATGTCATATTACAATGGCAATTCACCAGACCGACACACCTTCACACGCCGAATCCAATTGGGTTGGAGATCCCTACTTTTCGCCGCGACGCTGATACTGCTGTTCGCCTGTCCGCTCTCCGAAGCAGCTTCCATCACCTTTGGCTGGACGGCTTCCAGCGGAACCGTTGCTGGCTACAAACTTTACCAGTCGAACAACGGCGGGGCTTCATTCGTTCCAGTACTCACAAACGTCACGACCACCTCCACGGTTTCCAATCTGGTCCAAGGCGTCACGTACCAGCATTACGTCACGGCTTTCAACCAGGATGCCGAGAGTCTTCCGAGCAACATTTCCACGAACCGGATTCCGTTCGCCGCGCCGTCCGCTCCCCAGAACCTTGTCCCGACGGTGATCTCGGCCACGCGCATCGACTTGAACTGGCGTGACATGGCGTCCAACGAAAAGGGTTTCAAACTGGAGCGCACCAAGGGTTCCTCAACCGATTTCTCTCTGGTGGCCACGCTGGCGCCGGACACGATTTCGTTCATCGACAATTCTTTGAAGCCACGGAGAAGCTACTGTTACCGAATCTACGCCTTCAACGATACTGGGAATTCAGGGTACTCCGGGCCGGCGTGCGTTAAAACCCTGAATCACTAGGATGTGCCGTACCCCGAACTCGGATTTCACCTATTCGTACCAAAAAACGGAGAGAGCCCGATGGTGGCCAATGTTTTCTCTTCTTACAGTGGCCGCAAGTTGGTCCGTTTCCACCGGATAGACGGCACAGTCATTGTTAGCGGCAAGACCCAGGTGCCGGTCATCCTTGGCATCGCCGAAAGCAGGGGAAAATTCCTGCCGCTTGGGGCGTTCAGCGGTGATCTTTGGGTGCCTCTGCAAGGTCTGAAAACAAGGCTTGCCCGCAACGGGAACGGTCATTAGTGTTCTCAACCATGAGAACAAAAATTACTTCGCTGATCGCTGGCGTCATTACCCTGTTTTCTTTCACGGCTCTGTCTCAGACCAGCACGAATCCACCGCCTGCTTCCACTTCCATATTTGAGGATATTGGAAACGGTCTCGGATCAGTCACCAACTGGGCCGGCAATCTTTATCTCACCTACGCTGCGGACGCGCCCACGCATGTCGGTGGTGGATTGCTCGCGCTCTACAACGTCAACAACAACGTCGGAGCCGGACTCGGTATAGACTGGCTGGGCGAGTTCAATCTTGTCTCCGCTGACGTGACGCTAAAGCTGCCCATTCACCCTCTCGCTGGACTTGGTTTCTCCAACATTGTCACAACTCCGTTTGTGATCGGCGGCATTGCCACTCCGATGAGTGGCGCCGGTAAAGCCAACGGTAACATTGCGAGCATCGAAGGAGCAGGAATTGAAATCGACTTCCTGAAGTGGAAGTCAGTGTCGATCGGTGGTGGTTACGCTTTCGTGAACTGGACTGGAGCAGGGGCTTATTCAGGAAAGCATCACGAGGTATTTGTAAGCTTTCACAAAGGATTTTAGTTCGGCGGCGAAAGCCCCACCTGCGACTCCCGCCGTGGATTTTTCTGCGGCGGGTTTTTTATGGCATCCTCTCGCCTAAAGTGAACGGCCATTCAGTGTCCTTGAATCCAACGTCCTGATCCCCCTCGTCATCTTCGTCGGAAGGGATTTCGGGAGTGTCAGATTTCGATTCCGATTTCCTTCGCGCTGTGGATCTCTTCAAGCGCCTTGTCGATTGAGTCGAGCTTGATTTCAAGGTAATAGCCCTTCACCTGTTCGGCGTTCGACCGCAAATGTTCGATGCACTCATCCAGCGTGTCACCGACGCCGATCACCGCTCCGATCTCAGGCAGTTCGTAGAGTTGGGGAACGAAAAAATCCTTCCCGTCGATCTTGCAATGGTTGCGCAGCTTCACGAACTTTCGGATTTCCTCCGGGAACTCCACGGCCTGCCAGTTGTTCGTGGCCCAGGACGAGTGAATCATGGCGATGGCGGCGTACTGGTGCGCCGTTTCAGGTGACGCCATGTTGCCTTCAGCACCTTCAGCGATGATTTCCGGCCAGTTGGAGAACACTTCCTGCATGGCCTCGTTGGGAGGTGAAGGCAGTCTCGCGCATGGGTCTATGAGAAACACGTCCTTCTCGGGTGTGATGCGAAGCTCCGTGGAAAACCAGCCACGGTAACGTTGTTCCCGAAACCAATCGCTCATCTTCTCGTTGGGACGGCGATACGCCTCGGGGATCTCGGTCCAATCCATCACGCGGCCTATGAATCCGAGGTCTTTTATTTCACAACCTGAGTACGTCTTTGATGGCCACTGTCCGTCCACCGTCCAGGCATCAATACCCCACTCTACTGCCGGCGATATGTCCGGCTCGACGATGAATTGAACGAGCGTTTTCTTGGCTCCCAATTTGTGCTCCAGCTCGTCGAGCTTGGGCTCCGACAAATGATAGTTCTCGTTCTTGAACGTCTCGAAGTCACCACGATTGGCGCTGATCTTGACCCACACCTTCTCATGTTCTTTCAAATACTCGCGCAGTGCTTCGATTCCAACGACTACCGTGGCCGGACTGGGATCGACTCCGTGCTCGTTCAGGATGCGTTTGGAAGCAACCCGGTTGAGCTCGATCAATTCACCCTTTCGAGCGCCCCAAACCTGCTTTCCCATCTTCTCGCACGCCACCTGCATGTCCCCAAAGTAAACGTCCGGGAAAATGATGATGTCCGATTTCTCGATGGCGTCCCAGACCCAACGAACACGGTCCATTTCCTCGAAACCGTCTCCCGGCAACAGCGAGTTGGACTTGGGAAACCCGGAAGCCCAAGGGGTCCAGTAGTACGTGTGTTTGAAACCGGGAGCGCAGGACAGGGCGAAGTCAACGAACAAACCGTTGTCCACCCACGTCACGATCTTGTCTTTCGGGTTGCAACTCATTCCTCGTTGAAGGCGTACCGTTTGGCATGGGCTTCAGCGGCGTCTTTCATTCCCTGGCCCATCAAATCAGCCCTGGTCATCGCGTTCTTGCGTTGAATCTCCGAGGCCGTGGACAGGTTCTTGCGCTGCTGTTCGGATTGGAAGTCGATTTGTTTGTGAGTCCGCTTCTGCACCGCGGCGGCTTCCTTTTCCTGCAACTTCTGTTTCGTCTTGGCCTGATTGGCAGCCAGGTCGGCCATGACCTTGGGGTCCAGGTGACCGTTGCCGTTCTGCTGCGCCTGCCGTTGCTCCATTGCCTTGACCTCGTTCATCAACTTCCCAAGAGACTTCTGGTAGGCCGTCACCTTTTCCTTGGCTGTTTCGTCCTCGGACAGCTTCCTGATGTGCCTGGCGATGAAGACTGCCACCGCATTGAATCCTCGAACGTCTTCGGGCGTGCCGACGCCACCAGATTGCATCACCTGCTGAATCTTTAGCGCGAGAAGATCCAGACACGTCTCGATTTGTTCCGTGTGGTTCATTCCGGGCTTTGGCTTCATGGGAACTCCTGACCCCATCATCGAACCGAAAGACAACTCGGCGTTGTTCACACTGTCCGTGACCTTGGCTCCGCCGCTCAATGGCACCAGTTCATTGGCCAGTTTGCTGTCGGACAACGCCTCGGTGTACATGTGAAGAACTTTCCGCTGCGGTTCCGGGTCGAGCAACGGTCGGATGGCCAACAGTTCCTTCGACTGCGCGATTTCCAGCATCTTGTTGCCACCTCCAACCACCCGCTCGGCCGTAATCTCCCAGGTGTCCACGTCGAGAAAGGCGTCGGGAATACCTCGGCGTTTACACGCTTCCTGAAACTTCTGAGCATCCTTGTTCTCGGTCTTCTTTTGCGTGAACCGCCGGCACTCTTCCCGGTAGGCGAATTCCTCCTGTACGTAGGCAAGGTTGAGCAACCCTCCCATGAGTGCGTTGACCTGGTTCACCTTGGCGATGGTTTCGGTGGCGGTCTGTTCACGTTGAGTTCCGGTGTCGATGTCCTGAGTGTAGGCGCTGCTGGACTCGCTCATTAACTGACGGAACCCGGATTTGGTCTGGTTTATCAGCTCCACGTTGACTTGGTGCCGTTCCTCGTTCTTAACGATCTGGATGCCCTCCTGCAACACGCCCTTGTCGAAGAAGGTCATACGGTTCAAACGCGCCAGGTCTGCCGGGTTGGCTACCCGGTACCACGTCTGCAAATCTTCCATCGTACATTCAACTTCCTTGCACCGAAGCCGGTTCATCAAATGGCACACGTCGAACAACTGAAAACCAAGGCTGCGAACCGAGTGATAGTGGAATGGTGGCTTGTTCGACAGGTCTCCAAACTGGATGTGCAACAGGTTGGACAATTCACGCGCGAAGATTCGTTCTGATTTGTACACCCACTCGGCGTCGGTCGAGTTGTAATTGGCGTAGGACGCTCCCGGAGCCGGTCCTTCCACGTCCTGAATGATACGCCGCTTCCAACCTTTCGCGTCACTGTCGTAGAAGAAGAAGTCCCAAAGAACCACTGCCGGCGCGCTGTCGATGGAGTAGAACGTCCCGGTCTGCTTGTACAACTCGAACATCTTTTCCGGGTTATCAACCCAGGTGTAGTTAGAGGAAGTCAGGTTCTCGTTCTTGATCGCGTCGAGAAGCTTTCTGACCATCGGTTGACGCCATCCCGGGTCAACCGTCTTTCCCTGAGTTCGGTCAATCAACTCGGAAGGTGGGTACACCCGGCGCACAGCGAAGAAGGGAAGATTCTCCAGGGACGTATCCGTGTCGGTTGGTATCAACAGGTCTTCCACGGCCACGTAGCGAGGCCGCCAGTCCCACCGTGACTCCCACAATTGGGCACCGATGCCGTGCAACACCACTCCTGAAAACTTGGATCGGATGAGTTGGATATAGGGCCAGCTCCGTTTCATCACCCGGTTGATCCTGGTGGTGACGAAGGAACTCCACTCCGATCGTTTGGTGACATCCCCCCGGTCTCCACGGATGGTGAAGAAATTCTCCGGTTTCAGGAAGGCGTTCTCGTACTGGGAAAGCGCCTGTTTACCCAGAACGCAGGCTTCCTTGAAATTGACGTTGACCGGGATCTTGTTGTCGGTTGCCTCCTGTTGCGTGTAGGGAGGCCAGCCGTCGAACAGCTTGTTGATCTTGGTGCGGTTGTCGGAGCGGGTCAGGTCAGCCCACTTCATGTCCCAGATTACTGATCCGACGTGCGCGGGCGTGGAAAAGTTCACTCCGCACTTCTACGCTGTGAAAGACGGTCTGTCTAGCCCGGAAGCAACGCTCCGATGCCGGTAAACATCGTCTTGAAAAACGAGTCGTCGGGAGCGGCTGTCTGTCCTCCGTAAGCCTGGAATGAACCGTCAACCTTTTTGAAGAGTTGGCCGAGCCGGTTTCCGTTCCCCTGGGTGATCTTGAATTGCCACTCCTGTCCGTTTGAGTCGGTGTAGGAGTAGTCCCGTTCTGCTGGAGAGTTTTCAGTCCACATGCAGGGACTTCTACACTCACTCACAGCCCTCGTCAACGTCTCTTGTGCAACTCGGACACAACTGATCCGCTCCCAGTTTGTCGGCATAGACCTCTCGACCGCAACTTGGACAGCAAGACCATTCGTTGTTCGACCGTTCGATGTCACGGTCAGTGACACCTGGAGGAAGATTAGGATTGCCTGGAAGCGAGTTCATTTTCCTCTTTGGTGTGATTGGAGCGATATGTTTCCAAAGCCTGTTCAGAAACATCAACGTAACGCTGATTACTTCCGACATCATGCCCGTTTAAGACATAGCCTTTAGCGAGTGGAAGTATAAGCATGACAGCACTCGCCAACGCTTCGGCATCGGTGCGGAGTGCTTCAACTAATTCATAAATTGATTTTCCTCCTGCTTGTTCGTAGGTGGAAACGCCAAACGCTTTCCAAATACGATTCACGATTTCTTTTTCTTCCTCATAATCTTTTTGGAGTTGTTGATTTTCCTCTCTTAATTGGGTATTCTCAGCACTTAATAATCTCGCTGTGCTTTGCGAAGCAGATAATTCACTTGCTGGAACATCTTGTCTTTGACATGTGGATAGTTCAAAAACTAATTGAGATACTTCTAATTGAAGTGCTTTAGTTTCCTCTCGCGCATACTCCTGGCAGGCGGTTCGGATTATATTACTTTCTTCTTCGCACATCTCGTATTTGGCGAGCATGGCTACTGTATTCTGTATGATTTCCTCCAACCTGTCGTTTGTGTTTGTGGTGGTCATTTGATTTAGTCGTTAAAACCGTGCTCGACAATTCTCTGCGCGTCTTCGTTTTCTTGCGCGAGAAGTTCCGCGTCTTTTCTGCGACTCATATGGAGTGCAGCGTGAACATCATCCACCCAATAAAACATTCCGTTTTTCGGCTCAAATGCGAGATATTGTAGTCCATGCCCTTGAGCCTTTCCGTTTTCAATTAACCATGCGCTTCGTGTTGCCATATTTTCTCCTTGTAACAGTTTCCTATATTTCTCAAACCCTTTTCTCAATATCGCTTGCCTGTGTTCGCGCAGTCCCGCCATTGAACATTCTTGCTCAACGTCGTGAATGAGTTTTTCCAGTTGTGGGGTCATTTCGTTTTCCTCCAAATCATCACAATATAAAATATCATCGTTCTGGTTAGACATCCTAGTAGGAACGCAATTAGAATTTGTAAGTTAGTTCTCATTTGATTTGATCGCGGGCGTTGAAAGAGTTGAGCGCGGCAGACAATTTCAGTCTGCATGCTGTTTGATTCCTGGGCCAAGTCAGCACTTTCCAGCATCGCCACTTTTCGCATTGCTTGGCGTGCGATTGAGTCTTATTCCTCCACGCGCTCATAAATTAAAGGCAACGACGGCCAAAGCTCTTAAAAAATTGACTCGCCAAGCTCAGGCTGGATGCGTTCTCCACATTCGTCGTTGCCAAAGTGCATGGCTTTCCGTTATTTGCTTTCAGGGCGCTGTCAGCAACCCCGGATGTTTTGCAATCCGGCACTTCTTGCAGTCCGGCCACGGTTGGAGCCATGCGTCCAAAAGTCATTTCGCCTTGTTCGCCGGGTGCAGCTTCTTCAAGTCCGGTGACAAATCAGGAGGAACGATCACACGATCTCGTAGAACATTTATCAACGAACCGTCCTTGGACTGGTGAAACAATACCGCTTCGGGCCAGATGCTCTTCACCGTCCGAACGTTCACCGGGTCCTCATCCGTTCGCTCGGTCTTGAACGTGATCTGGTTATCAGGTCCAGCCCAAAAATGGTGAATGAGTTTTTGGTCGGTCGCCCTTGGTGGCAGAAACTCGTGACTGGCCATGTCCCAACAACGCGCGCCTTTGGTGTACTCGGCTAGGTCGGAATGAGCGTTCACAGGATACACCGACACCGCCGCCAGATGTTGTTTGATGTCTGCCGGCGCCGACACTGCCCCTTCGCTCTTGATGATCGGTCCAAAGTAACGGCGCGGTTGTGAGTAGTAACCGTCTGCCAGTTCGTCCAGCCAACCTTTTTTCAATGGAACACAGTCAGGTTCCAGCCAAAGGAAGGGCCATTTCGTCGTCTGCATCAGTTGAAATGACAACCGTTCAAACATGCGATTGCACGCCTGCTGATACTGTTCCACCTGGCCAACTGTCACGATGACACTGGAAGCGTGACCGAACACGTCCTGGGCGAGCTTCTTCAACTCGTCACGATCCTCCTGTTTGATGGCTGAATCAGCACCAAGCAAACAGGAGTGGTTGGGGCAACCTCCAAGCTCTCCGATCCACAGGAGAAGATTGCGAGCGAGGGTGAGGTCTTTGGTACAATATGGCAGGAGGACGGTTAAGTGGTTCATATCATTTCAACAGTTTCGGGTTCAGGCGGACGAGTTCTCCAGGAGGGATCGGGAACGATTTATTCTTGGGTTTGCAAGAACCAGTCGAAGCGTCGTAACGCAAAGGGTGGCGGTCGAGTGCCTCAAAGTTTTTGAGTATCCAAGCGTGCTCGTCGGAATTTGGCCAATTTTCACCCATTGGATTTCTCCTTATTCACCCAACAATCTGTCACTGCCTCGAACTCCTTCCACTGAACGTCCGTCGTGCGTTCAGCGATGGTCTGGAAAGGCACCCAGACTTTGAGCGGTAGGTGACATGAACACACCGCGCATGTGTGAAGCTCTTCTTCACCGTCAACTCGAAGTGCCATGCGAAGTTTCTCGCGACGTTGATCGTGGATAGCCTTCGCGATGATCGTGGTGAGCTTTTGGACGAAATGACCTTCCTGATTCTGTGGACAATTCAGACAGATATTAGCGCGTGATTGCGCCAGTTCTTGTGTGACTGGTATGCCACCTTCCCCGAGCCAGTCTTTCAGGATGTTAGCGCCGGCCGCAAGTGCGGCACCCTGTCTGAGGACGTGGCTCGGACTGAACTGATTCGCTGCCCACGGAGACTTTTTTTTTGACTCAACCCAATTCGGGTCAAAGCCGAGTCGTTCGCATTGATAGGAGTCCAACTCTGTGGCGATGGCTTGCAGGTCGGTTGGTAGGAGACCGTTGCCAACCCGATACTCCTTGATGCGCGCGCACTGATCCCAAAATCCGTAGGTCAGTCCGTCGAACTTGTGGACCGTGCCGTCGGCCTTCTTCTGAATGTAGGGAAAGCCTCCCGGTGGAAATGTTTGTCGAGTTTTAAGGGGCATAGGAAATCATCGTAACTTTCTGTTCGCAGCTTTGTCAGCCTGTTTGTTTATGACAGAGAGGCATCCCAGTAGCTGTTCGGAGTATGAGCCAGCGCGAGATGGGTTTAGTTCTTTCAGACGTTCGGCCTGCCTGATACATCTCTTTGCGTCGGCTTGAAGTTGCACAAGCTCTTCGTAATTGTGCATCGAAGATTCCAATGTCATGTTTTCGATCCGTCCTTCCCATTCGCCTCTGCCGTTACACTCGGGGCACCTTCCTGTTCCACCGCATTCTTCGCACTCGCATTTCATTGGTGGTCACGCATGGGTCAACATTTTCGACATAAGTAAATTTTGAGTTTTCTTCTCTTCCTTGTCAAGGAAGTTGTTTTGTTCCAACTCGAATGCTCCGGGAAGACGGTTGATTTGAAATCCAAGACGACGCGCGCCTTCAACGGCGGTGGCCAGCCAGTCGAACTTGTCAGGGGAACGGCCGATGCGTTCCTTCATCTTTTCCTTGGTCTCGACCTGAACCTTGTTTCCCCTAACTTCCTTCCACTCCCTGAGACATCCCTCTTCCATCACGTCCGGTGGGAGTCCTCGTAGCTGCTCGCTCTCGATGGTGTAACGAACTGAGTACCACAACTCGGTGACGAAGTTGGCGTACTTCTCGTGACACAACATCAGCCTCTTTTCACCCGTTCGAGGATCTCGAATGAACGTGTCGTGTGTTACCGGACGCGATGTGGGTGATCCGCCGAACTCAACCGGATTGACCGCCGGACTCCAAACACGACCGAAGCTGGTTCCCAGTGAACCTCGTCCGGTGGCGTCGTGGAAGACGTTCTCCGGTGGAATGTCCTGTGGAATGCAAGCGTCTCGAACAAACGTGGCAATCTGGTCCTCGGGAGAAATTCCAACGTTCATCTGAATCGGAATGGTGACTGGTATTGGAACGTAGAGAATTAGCCGTCCAGTTTCGTCCATCCCAAACTCGATATGACCACCAACGCAACGGTCACCTCCGACAACACCGTAAGCGGCATCGACCGCGTACGCTTTCACTCGCCGGTTGTTCATCCAAATTGGAGATTCGAGGGCGTGATGTGTCTCACACAAGTCTCGTGTGATGACCTTGCGCGCGATGAGTCCGGTGATGCGTGCGCCTTTGCACTGTGACCAGTACTCCGACGAGTTGGGACCGTAATCGCGCAAGGTGTCCTGAATGACGTCGGGTCGGGTGAGGTACGGAAACCGGACTTCACCGGGGAAATCGAAGTTGGGGGAGTCCGTGCCGATCAGGTTGACACAGACGCCACCGAACTTTCTGGTTTTCCACACCGCAGTCTTTTCCGGCACCGGATGATTGCTCCAACCGCACTCCGGCTCGGCCACCTGATCGAGGGGATCGCCCATGCCCAAAGGGTTACCCAGGAAAGCAGCCTTGAAATCGGGGTTGTTACGCAGGTTCGCGATGGCCGCAAGGAAACTCGTGGCCATGAACTGACATTCATCAGCGAACAGTCTGACTCGCTTCTGTTTTGCGCCGGCGTAACGGCCAAGTCCCTTGTATTGTCCGCGGTCGGACAGGCAGGGAATACAGATGATCCCTTTGCGAAGGTCGCGAATTTTTCCATCGCCGGCTTCCTGGCTGCTGATCGCGTGCAGGTAATCGACCACGAAACCGGGGAAATCATCGTCCATCTCGTGCGCGCGTTCCCAAAGTGATTTGATCGAACCCCAGACACGCAACTCCAACCCACGAACGTCGGTGCTGCTCACGAGAGTCAGTGTTTCCTCGGGGAAACAGGCGTAATCTGTGAGACCGATCTTGGCGATGGTGTAGGTTTTGCCGCTGTTGGCCGATCCCATCAGTGTCGTGTACTGGTGTGAGAGATATTCCTTCAAGATGAGGTCAGCCCAACGATGATCGTCGTCATCGGGCCACCACAGGCGCCACAAGTTCTTGTAATGTTGGAACAGACCAAGGCCGAATACGGTTCCGTCTTCGTCTTTCCACTGACCACCTTTTCGGATGCAGGCTTTCTCGACTTCGATCTCAGGATCGCCGCTGTGGATCTTCCACGTTATCCCGTATTTCGTGGTCGTTTTCATGCTTGCGTGAGGCACACCTTAGTGCAACGGTTGATTTAATTGCAAATCCTATGAGTTCTCCAAATAACTGTTGTAACCCCTGCGCCACAGTTGAGACCGTGAATGTTCCCGGTCTCGAAGGCGACGCCGGGTTGGCTGGTGATGATGGGACAAACGGGATAGACTCTTTTACGTTCACCACGGCGGACTTCACGATGCCCGCCGCCAGTGGAACAGAGGTGGTCGAGGTGGCCAATACCGACTGGATGGTCGTGGGCCAACCGATCTTCGTTCAGGTGGCCGGCATGATGCAGGTGGTGTCGATCGTGGATGGCACACACGTTGAACTCGAAAACCTGGGTTACTCCCAGAACGCGGCGGGTGGAACGAACATTCCGAGCGGCAGCGGCGTGGCACCTGGAGGGTTTGAACCGGACGTGAGCGGGTTTGCTGCTTCTGGAGTCAACAGTGACATTACCAGGCTGACCGGATTGACGACACCACTGCCGGTAAACGAAGGTGGAACTGGAGCGACGACGGCGACAAATGCTCGAACTAATTTCGGGTTGAAGTCCAACGCCAACATTGCCGACGTGGTGGCGAATGCGGCGGACACCTACCTCACCGGATCGGCTCTGCTGATTCCCACGGATGGATTGAAGGCCGGAACGGTGGCGCGATGGAGATTTTTCCTGACCAAGACAGCGGCGGGAGTAGCGGCTCCAGTCTGGTCGGTTCGAGTTGGAGTAGCGGGAACGACCGGTGACACGGCTCGGCTCACATTCACTGGACCGGCACAGACGGCGGCAGCGGATACTGCCGAGGTCATCATTGAAGCTGTTTTGAGGAACATCGGTGCGGCCGGAGTGCTGGCTGGAGGTCTGACTCTCAATCACAACCTGGCAGCGACAGGATTCGCCAATCAGGGAGCGGTGGTGTTGCAGAACACTTCGGCTGGATTTGACACGACGCCGGCCAACCTGATTCTTGGGGTATCGGTCGATCCGGGTGCGGCGGGAGTGTGGACGCATCAACTCGTTCGCGCTGAACTTTGGTTGAACAATTGAAATGCGAATTGACGACTACGCAACGATAGATATTTGGAACGTTGCGGTGGCCAGGAGAAAATTGGGTATTGACCCAAAGTCTTACACGGTGGCGACTCTGCCGGCGGCCAACAAAGGCGACCGTGCTTTCGTGACCGACGCAAACTCCCCGACATTTCTTGGTATCGCAGTGGGTGGAGGCTCGGTGCTTTCCCCGGTGTTTTTCGATGGAACAAACTGGTTGACCGGATAAATGTGTGGCTGAAAAAGAAAAATCGAAAGATGTCTTCGACGGCTTCACGACGCTGGAGGGTGGCGTCAATTCCGGTGTCGTCCCTTCGCTCGTAAAAGAGAACCAGCTTTCCTTCGCTGCCAACGCCACTCTGCGAGGCGGGTATGCCACGGCGCGCGCCATGTTTCACCAGCGCGTTTTGGATTTCGGTGGCAACACGGTACTCGAGTCGCGCTTCAGAACAGGCCGATGGCAGGGAGGGGAATCCTACCAGTCGGACGCCGGACAGACGTATCTGATCTGGTGCATTGGCGGCCGGCAGTTCGTCATCAAACCTGGGCCGGTGAAGTTCAAGGTCCAGGAAATCACCATCAACATTCAGACGGTTACGACGCTGGCCTTCGTGGTGCCGGCAGTCGGCTCTACCGTTAGCGTAAGCGTTCTTGATACAAGTAACCTGCATAACGGGTATCAGGTTGAAATCGCTGGACACAACTACGTTGTGACATCGGTGACAAGTCCAACGACGGTGACCGTAAAAAACGTGGACGATGTTCCTGGAAGCGTTATCGGTGTAGGAGCGCAGTTCATATTCTGGGACGTGAATCCCGCGTCCCGATCTCACGCTTGGCTGTGGCAGTCGGAGAAGTGGATGATAATTAACGACGGTCAGAGCGTTCCCATTTTTTTCGATGGCGCCACCTCGCGACGGTCGAATGTTGCAGGAGATGAACTGACGGCCGGGAGGATGGGAGTCTATTGGAAGGGACGTAACTGGTGGGTCAACCCGGACGGTCTGACATTTCGTGCGGGAGACTTGGTGTACTCGAGCAGCGGCACTCCCGCGGAACAGAAGCGCGACGCCGTGCTCAAGCAGACTCAGAATATCTTCCTGACCAGTGGTAATTTCTCAGTGCCAGCCAACGCAGGTCAGATCATGGCGATGAAGGCCGTCGCCAACCTAGACGTGTCACTTGGGCAGGGACCGCTTCAGGTGTTGACGGCCACGACGATTTTCAACTGCGACGCTCCGGTTGATCTGACGGAATGGCAGAACACCAACAGTGTTCTTTTGAGCGTCAGCCAGATCGAGGGTGGCGGGTTGTCACAGTACTCAACCGTGGTGGCCAACGGCGATTTGTTTTACCGCAGCTTCGCCGGCATTCAGACATTGATTCTTGGCCGGCGAGATTTTCAACAGCGTTGGGGAAACAAGCCGGTTAGCCGGGAGATGAACCGCATCATGCTCGCCGACAACCCGAGCCTACTGGAGTTCTCCACCGCGATCGTGTTCAACAACCGCCTGCTGATGAGCGCCAGTCCAACTGTGTCCGACCGAGGAATCTATCATCGCGCCGTGGTGGCGTTGGATTTCGACATTCTTTCCACGTTGCAGGGCAGTCCTCCCCCGATTTACGATGGCGGTTGGACCGGGTTGCAGGTGTTGCAGATGATGAAGGGCGTCTTCGGTTCGATGGAACGCGCCTTTGCGGCGAGTTTCAACGGGAGTGGCGAGATCGACCTGTTCGAGATCATGCCCTCGGGCGTGGAGTTCGCCGACACCAACAACGACCTGGAATATCCGGTGGTGTGGTCTCTCGAAACCGGTGATATGTTCAAACGCACCGGTCTGGGAGCGTTTGAGCGCGTGAGGTTGCAGGATGGGGAGATTTATGTTGATGATATTCGCGGACGGGTGGACATCAGAATTTTTTATCGTCCCGATGCGTACCCGTGTTGGGTGTTCTGGCATGGCTGGAGCATTTGCGCGAAGCAGGAAGAGTGTCTTCCTGATCCGTTCACCTGTCTGTCGATCCTCAACGCACAGCCGCAATACCGGGTCCGCATGGGGTTTGGTGAACCTTCTCCGAAACCGTGCGACCCGATCACGAACAAACCGTTTCGCGAGTTCTACACCTGCCAGATCAGGATTCTGGTGCAGGGTTGGATGCGGATTAGCGGACTCAAACTGCGCGCGGTGGAGACGATGGAGCCGTTGATGGCGCCGATGATGTGCCAGAGTCCGACGTGCGACCTGCTGCCGGAACTTCCACCGGAACCGGACGTGAACGTGCGAGACGCGTGGTTGACCCACGAGAACAATTGGTGGAGTGTCGATGACGACACGTATTTCCTGATAAGCTGAAAGGCAACCTATGTCGCTAACCGGTCTCAGAGTAAACCAATTCCCGCTTACCGCCACCGCGATCAACGACGACGATTACTTCGGCATCGCCCAGGACGTTGGTGGAGGGGTGTACCAGACCAAGAAGGCAAAACGCAGCTTGTTGATGTCAGCAGACGAACAGGCGTATTGGATCATTCAGGCGGCGCTGCTGGATCCAAAAGCCTATGATTTCCTTGAAGGAGTCACGGTGACAGTTCCACCAAACGTAACCTGGGCTGCGGTGGCGTTTTGGGGTATGCAGGATGCTGGAGGAAACCCTTCACAATACCAAAGAATTGCCGACTCCAAAAAGCCGATGGCTCTTGCTCCCGGTGTCGTGTTCACTCCCAGCTTTGCTTTCTCCCACATTTACATTTGTAAACCCGAACTGGTTACCGGTTCCGATGCTCGTTACTCTTCCGGTTTGAAGGCTAAAAACCTTTATTATCAAAGATTGCAGAGACTCTACACGATACCTGTTTCAAATCTTACGGTTCCAGTTCCAAACACAACTCCATTTGGAACCGGAGTTGTAGTGAACTTTCCGAATGACTTCACTTACGGAATGATCTGTGAAGTGTCTTCGTTTGACGTGGCTTGGACAGGATTACTGACAGCGAGTGGGTTGGGGGTAATGAACCTGGATCACGAAGTCGCCGACGACCACGAATCCAGAATGACCAATGTTACGCTGACCCCTTTCGCCTTGTCTGCATTTCCATCAGTGAAAAGCAGGGCGGCCAGCATTTCTGGAACGACGGGAACCATGCTATCTGGTTTCGGAAACGTGTTTTACTACAAACTACCAGTAGATTGGTGATTTATGAGCGCAAACCAAGAGAGAGGATTTTCGGAAAGTGGTCTTTGGGTTCCCGCTGACGCAAGCGGCGCCGGATTGGTATTCACCAACCTCACAGGCAACTGTCGTTACTTGAGGATCGGAGATTTGGTGGTGTGTTTTTCCAGAATCAGCTATCCAGTCAACGCCTCCGGTGCTAGCGCCAGTTTCTCAGGATTGCCTTTTTCTTCCAAGGCTACGACCAACTCGGTTGCCAACGGAACAGTGTGGACCGATTCCGGTCTGGAGCTTCATCTGTTGGTGTCTGCCGGTGGAACCACGGTTTTCATCTACGGCAACGCAGGGATACAATTCACCAACACCCAATTGTCCGGTAAAGATGTGAGAGCGACTGTGATCTACGAAGCTGCCTGATGTCCGAAACTTCGTGTCCAACGTGCGATCAGGTTGTTGACTGCTGCGTTCCGAGCGGTCTGGACGATTATTTGCTGGTTGGACCGACCTTCTTCAACAACCAGGTGGCGGTGTTGTTTCAATGTCCTCAAGGTTACGTCTGCACGCCAGGAACCTATCCCAAGCTCATCGTCATTGCGGCGCGAACGATTCCGTGGAACCCGCCGCCGACACCCAACTTCCTTCCACTGACGATCAACTGCTGTGACGGGCCGTTGACAGTTCAGTATGACCCGAACATTTCACAGTCGGACTACAACGCATTGCTTCAGTCGATGGTTGACGAGGCCGCGCGCCGGCTGGCTGGATGCCAGGAAAAGGCGTTTCGAGGCAAGAAGAAGAAACAGACGAGTGACGCGCAGACGGTGTTGTGTCCGAACGGCGACCCGATCACCAACGTATCAGGACTTCCTCTGTCCTCGTTCCTGCCAACCAGTATCACGATTTCGGCAGGTGGAAATGGTTTGACGATGAAAGCAGGAACTTTCACAGGAGCAACCAAGGATGAAGCCAATCAAAAGGCTTTGGATGAACTGACCAAGCAGTTCAACAAGGCAATCACGTCCGGCAAGCTGGTTTGTGGAACTGTGACAGCGCCATGTTCGATCTTCGAGAACGACAACACGTCTCAGGGACATCGGACGATGCCGAACGGGCCTTTGCCAACGGGTGCCAATTTCGCTCCTGCTTGGGCGACTCTGGCTCCTGGGAATTACCAGCTTCAGTTTGTCAGTGGTGCATATCAGGTGGCGAGTGGTCCGAACCAATTTGCCGTAAACGGCGGAGCCGGAAGTCCGGTCATCGAGTTGTCGGTGCATCATGGCTCCACATGCACAACCGTTGGCGCGGACAACACCATTGCTGCGAATGCGTTGTTTGATGCGACTGAAGCCGCTGCCGCCGCTGACTTCCTGGCTCAGTACACCGGAAATGAGAAAGAGTTCTTCGTTGGTGACGGTTCCGACGACAATGTTTGCATGGTAGAGGATTCAACCAACGGATTGTTGGGAGTCAGCGGAACGACCAAACCCATCTTCGACCTGGTAAAGATCAAGAAGCTGACCACCGCGCAGCCAGCTTCTCTTCAAATCCAGAATTTCGCCACCTACGCGAACGGTCGTTACCGGATCATCTACGGTGCTTCGACATCCGGTCTGCTGACGTTTACTTCCAATGCCGCCACGATTCAGGCCGCGCTCAACGCCATGCCGTCGATAATCTCGGACGGGGGAGTGACCGTGGTGGTGAATCCGGCGATTCCAAATTTCGGTTCTGGTTTTGACATCACTTGGAACAACAATGGTCTGAGAACCGCGCTCAACCCGCAACTGACCACGGTGAATCCCGGCATCTTCGGACAACTGTTCATCACCCAGGCTGGCAACGCCGGGCTGCCGGCCATTCAAACGTTGTTCGTGGGCAAACGATGCAGCTTCTTCGACGACGACCTGGTGGACCCGGAGTGGGATGGTTCCGTTACCAACCGTTACCTATCCTATCCGGTGTGGCGTCAGTCGGCCACCAGCTCGGTCAATCCGAATTACCCTATCGACCTGCCGGCCGCTCCGCTCGCTATCAAGGTCAACGAAATGGCGTTCATTGAGTGCTTCGTTTATCTCGCTGCCAGTGGATTGCCAGGATCGGGTAGTGGCTGCGGTTGGGTGATGATTATGGTGGGATTCATCGGCGCATTTGCCACTCCAAGTTTGCTGTGGTCGGGAGTGAAGTTCGACGGCCTTACACCAGCCGGCACCTATCACCAAGTCGATTCAACGCAGCTCGATCAACCGTGGACGGATGGCTGTCCGGTGGACATCACGCATGGGGTTGGACAGATCACTTTGGCATGACTCCGAAACCCATTGCGGAAACACCAAGAAAGGCGTAAACACGACTTATGGCTGACGAAACCGAGATGGACGTTAGAATTCCCCCGCTCCCCGCTGGATTCTGTTTCAACGCCACGTCCATTCACAATCTGCTGACTCAGATTCAGGTTTTCTTTCCGAGCGTGTTCGCGGTGTGGAATTTCGGTCCTGACGAACCAACCGTTGAGAACAGGTCTAAGCCGTGGCACAAGACCGATTCGTCAACCAGCATCGGCGTCGGCGATTTCGATTACAGTCCAATCTTCGGACTGTGGTTGAAGAATCACTGGATCAACAACGGTGGCAATCCTCCGTTCAACGAGAGGAAGATTTTTGTCGGTAGCCTGACTGATCTGGAACTCTTCGACGGCGGTGAACCTGGAACCGTCAGCGACACGACCGGGCCTTTCTGGCAGCAAGACACGACGTTCAACAATTTGTTGCCTGTGGGAGTGGGATTATTCGCTCCTAATGTGAACGTCGCGGTGCCAGCGCCTGCCATTGCCTCGGCGGGTGCGGCGGGGAATGATCCGGGTGCGATGGCTGTGTACTTCATCAAACCGACTGGGAGATTGTACGACCGCTCAAGTTAATGGAAGACATCCTGACATACGCGGACATCAAGGCCGACGACGGAATCAACGCCGTAATCGGTTTTTGTCCGGGATCTCCCGAGTACGAGAGTCGTGTCAACGACGCGATTGAACGTATCTACCGCAAGGGCGACTGGTGGACGTCACTCAAGAAGGCGCAGTTCTGTGTCACCAACGGTTGTGTTGCCTGGCCGAAGTTCGTCGGTCGATTGCGCGCTCTGAAACGTTGCAATCACGCAATTCCAATTACGAACGTCTGGGGTTCCTTCCTTCCATTCGGTCCAACCGACCTGAACTCGTCCTGCTTCTGCTCGGATTACACGGCATTGAACGAAGGGACTACTCCAGTGTCACGCAACGTGGCTTGTGGAGCTCTCAATATCAAGGTGCGGGCGTACACGCAGTGTCAGAAAGACCTTGGAAAGATCATTCAACTCTTCGGCATCGACACCAACGGCCAACCGCTCAGGACGCGGAACAGCGATGATACCTGGGTGGATGGAATCAGTCTGGTTCTGGACAAGCCATTTGTGAGCACGACGATGGACATTCGCGAGATCACGAGAGCGATCAAGCCGGAGACTGAGTGTCCGATTCGACTTTTTCAGTATGACACGGTGAACGACGTGTTGATTGACATGGCCGAGTACCAGCCGCGCGAGACCAACCCGCAATACCTGTTCACCCGCATTGGTGGCTTCAACTGCTGCAATACGACATGCGATGGTCAGCGGTCGATCACGGCGTTGTTCAAGATTGCCCTCATCAAACTGCGTGACGACACGGACATCAGCCCGGTCCAGAACCTTCAGGCGATTGCCGCGATGGTGCAGTCGATCAAGGCTGGTCAAAGCGGGGATCGCAAGGCCAGGTTGGAATACGATTTGGATGCGGTTCACGAGATGAATTTGCAGGAGCGCGACTTTGTGCCGACCGACCAGATTGCGATTGACGTGGCGACGTGGGGCAGTGCGCGGTTGGAAAAGGCCGGAATCGGCTGGAACATCTGATTATGCCAACGACAACGATTACACGCTACATTGCCCCCGGAGTTGGAACCAAGGGAACTGGAGCTACCGGTTATGATGTCAACCCGGCACCGAGAACCGGTCAGGGTCCATACGGACTTGTTCCGGGAGCTACCGGACTTCCAGACCCGCACGCTGACCTGGCGAAGCTGATACCAGGTCTGGACTCTGCCACAGGACAGGCTTCTCAGAATGTGATTCACGAGTTGACGGGTGAATTGCCACCGGATGTGATTTCTTCAATCGAAGACGAGGGGGCAAGATATGGTGTGACCTCGGGGATGCCCGGTAGCACGCTGGCAAGGAACCGAACCGCCAAGAACGTGGGTTTGACTTCACTTGGTCTTCAGCGCAGTGGGTTACAGGATTATTTGGGACTGACAACGGGAGTGAAGTCCAATCAGACCGTTCCGCCGGCATTACAAGCCGAGATTGCGTCCAACAACGCGAACCTGAACGCTGCCCCTGATCCGGCGGCGCGAGCGGCGGAATTGGAAGCAGCCTTCAATCGCGGGCGTGGTGGAGTGCCTGGAGCCGGTGGTGGTTTCGGAGGTTCAATCGGAGCGCCAAATCTGAGTCCAAGTCCAGGAAATCCTTTCGGCATGGGTGCTCCCAATACGTTCCCGGTCGCTTCGGGCAACTTTCACGGAACGGGCGGCGGTGGAGGTGGTGGAGGGCCAACGTTTACTCCTGGACCAGCCATTTATCCCGGCGCGACTGGTGAGCCACTGGATTTCACTGGAGGTCAAAACTTCGATTGGGAGAATGAACTGTTCCCGACCAGCGCGCCAACATTTGATTGGGAAAATGAGTTGTTTCCAACGAGCGGGCCGTCGGGATTCAACATTGACGACGAGTTGTTTCCGACCAACGCTGGCAACGACCTGTACGACTGGGAAGACGAATTGTTTCCGTCGAACGATGCCGATTACGCGGATTACGAATAATGGCACCACTGCCGTCATGGATTCAGGGGGAACCTTCACAGTTCTCCGATGCCTACGCTCGTGGGGCGCAGCATGGTATTGCCCTGGCCGAGATGCGAGACCGTCAGCGAGCGCGTCAAGAACAGCGACAGCTTCAAATGGAAGAGCTGGCGGCGCGGCAGGCTGAACGTCAGGCGATGGCGGCAGAGAAGGCCAGGGAATTTGAAGGCGAACAGGGTTTGGCGCGCGAGAAAATGGCCAGTGCCGAACGAATTGCCGGTTCGCGCGAGAGCGATCTGAAGGATTACCGAAAGTCGCAGCTTGACCTGCATGAGGCCGGGTTGAACCTCCAGAAGGCGCGTCTGGACATGCTCAGGAAGAAGTCCGAGGAAACACCCGAAGCATTGGGGCAACCGGAAGTCATTGTGGACCCGGAATCACAGACGAGAATCGGTTTGAGAATTCCCAACAGCCGGACCAGCGGCCATTTCCAACCGGATCGAGCGCCAGTGAAAGAGGGAGCTTTGACCGACGTGGACAAAGCGGAGTTGAAAATGGTGGATGCGGCTGAGAAAACCATCAACGCGGAAGCCAAGGCCATGCCTCCGACGGACGAACTCAGCCTGGCTCAGATGCGGCGCCGGCTGGCCAACATCAACCGTCAACGCGACACGATTCTGAACCGTCACCGTACACCTGTGGCAATGCCAATGGCAGCTCCCGAAGAGACTCCAGAAGATCAAGGTTCTGGAAACATCGACGCTGCGATCGGTACTCCGCGCATGATGTTTTCCAACCCAGGCGACAAACCATTGTCTTCCGGGCCTGTGCGTGTCCGTCGCAAGTCGGACGGAAAACTGTTCAACTACAAGGGCGACGCCTCAGAAGTTCCTACTGACAGCTACGAGGTGTTGCAGTAGGGTGGTGTCATGCCGTCCTTCGATGAATCTCTGCTTGAGCCGGTAGGTTTCAACGAAGACCTGTTGGAGCCGGCGGATGAACCACGACCGAGTTCATCACGATTTGTCGATCCTCTATCGGTTCAGCCATTTTCTCCAGAGGAAGAATCCAAGCTGTCTCAAGCGGTCGATATTGCTCGGATTCGGCAACGTCACGCTGGCACTCCAACAGAGCCGGGCATCATCCCGTTGATCCAGTCGGGAATGCACTCGTTGGACGAGTTTATCCAGCCAACTCCGGAACCGGTTGCTCCCTCGGAATTGGCGAAGGCCGAGGAACAATCTACCACCTTGAATGACATGGTGAACCGAATCCGGTTGAAGGAGAAAATCCAAGCGATCGAGCAACCTGTAGAAACAGGTTTGAAACAGAGTGTCGTCGGTGGAGTCGAGGCCATGCGAAAACCCTCCGGACTTCTTACTCTTGGAGGCGCTGCTGTGGCCCCCGAATTTGTCCTTCCTGCGCTCGCCGCGACGACGGTTCCTCAAATCCCGGACACGATCAAAGAGATTCAGGAAGCACGCAGGACTGGAGACCGCGCGGGGTACTACAAGGGAGTGGGAGACCTGCTCCAAGAAGCAGCGGTCGTCGGTGGTTCAGTCAAAGGGATGCGTGGGCGTGGTACCGTCGAGACCGCGCGTCCAGCCGCCTTCGACGAGGCCAAGATGGAACCGTTGCCGACTGAGGCCGCGGCGAAACCGGATGAAGAAGCACAACCTAAAATTTCGATGGTTGATATAGCAACCAAGTCGGAAAAGTTTCCTGAAGAATTTTTATCGAATCAAGGTCCGTCTGGAGAAAAACTTTCATCACCTGTGTTTTCAAAAGAATGGGTGAGGTCTATTTCCGATGAACTAAAAGACCCGGAAGCGTGGATAAAACTGACTAAGGCGGTTCAAAAAAACGACATCAACCAAACTCTTTCCAGCAAACAAATCGGATACGTGTTAAGAGAACAGGGAGATGCCTCAATTCCGCAATTGAAAGCTGCCGTAGAAGCAAAAAAGATGATTGAAAGTCACGTCAAGGAATTGATGGCAAAGGGCGACGAGCAATCAATGTCTGAAGCCATGCAGTATATGGGTTCAGCCCAATTACCTTCCGAAACGGTTGAGGCGGCGGTCAGAAGCGGAAAAACAGATCAGTTTTATTCGGATTCAAAATTTCCACCTATCGAACTCACCCCCGAAGACACCTCGTTTGATTACATAGCTTCTGTCAAAAACAGACCAAAACAACCACAGGCGGAACCAGCCGTCGGAAAGGAACCCAATGCCAGCAGTATCACAAGCCCAGCAGAAGTTCATGGCGATGTGCGCGAACAACCCGTCGAAGGCGAACAAGCCGTGCCCGTCAAAGAAGGTGTCTCGGGAGTTCGCCCAAACACCCCGGAAGGGACTGCCGAAGCGAAAGTCGGGGAACAACAAAATGTACTTCCATCACTGACGCCGGTTCCCATCGGTCCCGGCGCCGCCACGCCGTCAGAGTTCCTTCCTGAAAAGGCTCAGTTGATTCGCACCGCGTTCAAGCAGACGAACCAGCGCCGAGAACAACGCGGTTTAAAGCCTGTAACAACTCCCGACGAGGAGAGCGGAAAGCAAGTGTGGGAACACGCGAAGAAGTTGATTGAAGACGACCCCACGGTTGAGGACAGGTTGATAAAGGAAATCACGAACACCGGCGTGCCGGTGAATTGGGCGGATCTCAACACACAGGACGCGCTGTTACGGCACCGTTACGTCGATCTGAATAACGACTTGGAGAAGGCCAAGAACCGGATGTTTGAGGCTGAGGACGCCGGTGATCCAGTGGCCTTGAGAGAGCATCAACTGAGGTTCTCGTCGATCCTTCAGGACCTCGATGAATTGGACTTGGCCAACAAGATGATTGGCACCCAATTGGGACGTGGGATGCAGGCTCGACAGAATTGGGTGAACCAGGACTTCTCACTCGTGAAGATGCTGGGTGACAAGCGGGCTTCACTTGGCCGCAAGCTCACGCCAGACGAGGAAGCCAAGGTCGCAAAGGAACAGAAGGATTTACAGGCCAAAGAGGACACCGCGAAGATCGCTGTTGCCAAGGCGGACGCCGAAGCGCGCGCAAAAGACTCCAATCAGACCATGATGGAGCTTGGTGACACGGTGCGGAAGGAAACGGCTCAGGAAACGAGTCGTGGAGTTGAGCGTGACCTGGTGGGTGAACAGAGGGAAGTCACCGGGAACCTCAAGGACCGGTTCATGGAGCAAGGCGACCTGGTGGGAAGCAATCAAGCCATTCGCAAGCTGATGGAGTTGTTGTACCGTCAAGGAATCACCGAACGAGTGCCGATGGAACAGGCGGTCCATGACATCCTGACCAAGCAGGTTGACCCGACTCTGACGCTGGAGGAAACACAGGATTTGATGTACGGGTATGGGAAATACAAGCCTCTATCCAAAGACCCGATCAAGGCCGGCGTGAGAGATATTGTTGGTCAGGGGCAACAAGTCAGAAAGCTGCTCGACTTCTTCAAGGGAGAAGCGCCAAAGAAAACTGGCTTTGAACGTCGAATTCCTTCGGACATCGAACGGAACTGGATCAAGGTGGTGAACGAGGCCAAGAAGGCGTTTGGCACAATCCCAACGGACCCCGCGGCAGCACTCAAGTCGGCTTTGGATTCGATCAACACCCGACTTAAGAACCGGCTGTTGGACTTGCAACAAGAAGTGGCTACACGCCAGAAGATCGTGCGGGAACGCAATCCTTCACCCTACAACGAGGAAACCATCCGTCTTCGTAACGAGATCGAGGAAGTCAAAAAACAACACGCAGAAATCTTCGGTAAGCCGGCTCTCACCGATGCTCAAAGGCTGGCCATTGCGGAGAAATCGGCTGACCGACAGATTGAAGAGTTGGAACGGCAGTTGAAGTCCGGTGAGATATTTCCGAAGACCAAGGAGCCTTCGAGTCTTACCAGCGCCAAACTCGAAGCGGCAAGAGCACGCATCGAGGAACTGAAGACTACCCGTGACTACGCCCGGGAACTGATTCAACCCAAGTTGGAACCGGAAGCGCGTAAATTGCTTGGGATCTCACTCCGCTACCTTGAAAAGGAAGCCGAGTACAAACAGAAGCTCGCTGAAGGTGATTTCTCGAAACAGACGCGGCAGCCGGTTGAACTGAATGCCAACGCTCAGGCAGCCAAAGCTCGCTTTGAAGAGGCCAAGATGAATTGGCGGCGTGGACTGGAAGTCAATCGGATGGCCAACCGCAGCACGACGGTCAAAGTGGCTGACGCCATTGCCAAGTGGAAGCGTACTGCTGTGCTGCTGTGGCCGACTTCACTCCTGAAGCTCACGGCCGCGGCGGCGGAAGGCATTGGGATCGGCACCGCAGAAGAAATTATTGGAACTCCTTACGCTCGATTGCTTCCAGAATCGGTCACGTCCAAGGCCGCGCGTTACGGGGAAGGACTGAAAATTTCAAACGAGGTCAAGGCTTACTCGGACACTTGGTCGAAGCTCATCAAAAACTTCGATTCTGCTCTGAGGACTGGCAACATCGAAACTGACCTGTTGCACGGCAAACCGGACATCGTTCCCAAGTCGATGCTGGATTGGATCGGGAACCTTCACTACGCGCTCAAAACGCCGTTGAAGCAATTCGAGTTCAGCAGGTCACTTCCAATTCTGATGGAACACGCTCGAAGGAATGGCGTGGACATCACCGATCCAGGAGTCATTCAGAGACTCGGAAACGAAGCGTACCGAATTGCTGAAGAGAGATTGTTCCTTGAACCAAACGTTTTGACCGACATGTACCAGCGTGCCTTGCAACGGGCGATGGAACCGGAGAAGACCACCGGCAAACCCACGTTCACCGGCAAGGCTGTGGAGACCCTGTTGCGTTACGAGTTGCCGATCGTGCGTATCCCAACCAACCTGGTGAAGCGGGCCTTCGAGTATTCTTTCGGCACCTTCACCGGTTCGGCGCGTCTCGCTCGCGCGTTCATGCAAGGAATCGACAACCTGCAACCGGCCGAAGCAGACGCCATCCTTAGAAACTTACGTCGTGGAACTCTTGGAAGCATGTTTCTGCTCTACGGATTTCTCCACCCGGAACAATTCGGCGGCTACTACCAGGAACGGGAGAAGCGAAGTCCGAACGACGTGAAGTATGGTGGTGCTCGGATCGGTGGAGTTGATGTTCCAACGGTTGTTCTACATCATCCATTGCTGGAGCAACCCCAAATTGGAGCCACAATGCGGCGAGTTGCGGATTCTGTATTGCACCGTCGGGACACCGACTTGGGCAAGCTCTCTGCCGGCGCATGGGCGGCGTTGATGGGATTGACCGACGAAGCGCCATTCGCGCGAGAGATCAAGGATACGGTGAAGAACCTTGGCCAGCCGGAGAAGTTCGTTGGCGAACAGATCAAGTCAGCGATTCCTGGGGCGGTACAATTCACCGCTCAAGAGCTCGACAAGGACGCTCATGGGAATGTGATTCGACGCAAGCCGAAGACCGTCAAGGAACACATTGAGATGGGAATTCCTGTAATGCGGAAGAACGTCCCGGTCAACCCCCGGCCTTGAACCGCGCCACTAGCCACCCAAAACGCTCGGTGCCGGTTTCAATCACTTCCCAAAAACTGTTACCAACAATGGAGTTTGCGGTTCTGTTGTGTTTACAGTGCCGAACGTCATCAAGCACCAACACAAACGGCGACTTCACAAGTTTCATCAGGTAGGTGAACTCCAGGAAACCCAAGTGTCCGGCGCTGTCGAGCAACACGAGGTCAGGTCTGAATCCGAAGGCACCCAGAGCGACCCACAACAATTTGTCCGGTCCTTCCGTCTCCTGCTCCTTCATATAAAGAGCCGCACGAACTTCTTTCGGATGATCGAAGTAAATTCCCGGGGTTTCATCATCGACGAACTGTTTCTGAATCTCGTCACGCGTCGGCAGGTTGGATCGGGGGATACTCAGTCCGTGTAGACAGACTACTTCCGGGTTGTTCCGGTAATGCGCGGAAGCAACCTTCCAATAGGTGTACTGCGCCTCGATGGTGACGAAGGTGAAGTCGGGACCGTTGCTTTTCAGAGCATCATGCAACACGCGAGTCGTGCCGTTTCCCAGGTAGGTGCCGGTCTCGATCACGTTGCGCGGTTTGAACCGGGCGACCGTGCGGCGAATGGCGTCCTCGAATTCTCCGTGCTCAGGGGGACTGATAGTCATTCCAACGTTCACCAGAGGATTTGTTTCTACGTCCATCGACTCGAAAGTTTTTTGACCGTTCATTCCAAGAAATCTCTATGGCGTTAGCACCCTCAGTCAGCATGCCATTTACAATCACATTCAGTTGAGTGGCTACAACCTCCATGTTTTCTAGGTGAGAGGAAGTACAGACAATTTTCCTTTGTTGGATGAGCACAATTTGTTCGGGCATAATTTTTTCACAGAGGTTTATGGCAATGGGGGCAAACAAACATTTCCCGTGGAAGATTCAAGAATGCACGCAATTCGTCTTCAGCCATCTTGCCGAAGTTCCAATATTTTCGGCATTCTCCGCTTATCACTAATTTACGAAGTCGTCTTGTGTTCAATCTTCCATCTACCGTGAAGCACTGAGAATTGGCTATAAAATTCTGACAGCGCACACTCAATTTATTCACCAAATCCGACCTCCCTTGACTGTGTGACATACTCATAACTAAATTTTTACTTGCAAGTGTCGATTCAATGCAAGACAAATAGTGAATGCCAGTAGCCGAGAGTCGAACATACACCCGCAAACGCGATGGGAAGAGCCGCACGCAGTTCACGGTTTGGATTCTCGACGAGCTGTTGCCGGCGCTGCAAAAGGTGTCCGCTGACACGGGCAAGGCACAAACCAAGGTGCTCGCCGAGTTCGGAGAGGCCAGATTGAGGAGGGTGAAGGTATGAAACGCAAAATTCTAACGCCAAAGCTGAGCCGGGACGCTCGAATGAGGACGAATGACTAAACCAACGTGCCAGCGGCCTTGGCTCCAGCGTCTGGTTAGGTGCATTCAGTTGGGGCACTCTCCAAATAAAGAGTCTTGTGCTTCAGGATTTCCAAGTCCGACAGGGCAAGAAACTGCGTGGCAGCGTTCAAAGATAATGGCAAAGGAAACAGCCAAACATTGTCGAAGAGCAATTTGGTGTGCGAATCTTTCTTTTTTAGCGTTTCGTATTCACTTAAAAGATACTGCCAAGACTTCCATTTATCGGTTGGTGGTTCGTGCCCGTGAGATGGTGACGGCTTTTCGACGCAAATCAGTAAGTGTGGGGTGTTCATATTGTGAAGGGAATGCACCTAACGACCGAAGCTCACCCGCGACGCTGAAGGAAAAGGAGATTCATGAAAAAGAATAAAACCGATATGAAAAAGAATAAAACCGATGGTCTAACCTCAACGCCAGCGGCGTCGCGGTGCAGCGCATGGTTAGACATCATGCCGAAGCTGTTTACTCTCCAACATCTTTCTCGTCTTCTCTTCCTCGTCAGACAGCCAATTTGGTGGAGTTTGAAGGGCAGCCAGTTTATTCTTCAATGCCGTATTATCTTTCATAAGTCGCTCTATCGTTTTTATCTGTGTCGCAAGTGTGTCGTCTTGTTTGTCAGCGCGCGCCTGGTACGCTTCCGCCTCTTCCAAGCCGAGCGAAAGCTGATTGCGCAATATGGCCGTGACTGGCGGCTTCGTGTGTTCAACAATGAGTGCGTCGAGTCTTTGAAGATGTTCGATAAGATTCATACGATGATGTCTAACCCCGGAACTCAGCGACCCGGCGACCAGACGAAGGACTCACCCTCAACGCCCAAGCCGGGTTCGTTGGAGTGACCTGGTTAGAATTATGATCTCCCCTCGCCAACTCTTCCTAAAACAGCCGTTCGCATCGAACGTTCAGAACTTTATCGTGCAAGACCAGTTTCAGGCGGCACTGGCCTACGCGTTGGCGGACATGGCCACCAGCAGCGCCATCAGCGCCGATCAATTGTCCGGGGCCAAGCTGTTCATCGCGCACCTGAACGTCATCGGGGAACGCATCGAGGAAGAAAAGTCCGTCGAGTTGCCAACCCTGAGCCAGCCTGATCCACAGCAAATGCAACGCTTGAAAGAGCAACAGAAGAAGGGTAACAAGTAATTATGCCAGCCTCACTCGAAGCCCCTCCAGCACCAGCTCAAACCACTCCAGCACCAGCGCCGTCGCCGACACCACCATCTCAGCCGGTGACGATGCCATCTCCGCAACCGGCCTCGACCGCTCCGGACCCGGACAAGTTTTTCGACACCCTGGACGACGCTCCCAAGCCACCCGAGCCAAAGCCTGCCTCGACGGAGGCCACCAAGCCCGATCCCAAGACTCCGGCAAAACCGGGTGAACCCAAGCCTGGAACTGAACCAGCCAAGCCGGCCGGCGAGAAGCCGGAACAGTTCAAGAGCCCGAAGGAACTGCGCCAGGCGTACGATCGCACGTCGAACGAACTGAAGGCCAAGAACGCCGAGGTGGTGCGCCTGCTGCAACAGCTTGAGACAGCCAAGGCTGGCGTACAGCCAAACACGACCGAGATAGCGGCACTCACCGAACGGCTGGCGCGACGCGAGAAGGAGTTCTCCGAGTTGGAATCCGAGCTCAAGGTCATCCGTTACGAGAAGTCTCCTGAGTACAAGGCCAAATTCCTTGAACCTTTCAACGCGGCGACGAAACGAGCGCATGATGCGGTCAGCCAGTTGGTGATCACCGCCGAGAACAAGCAGACTGGAGAAAAGTCCGAACGCCGGGCGACCGTGGCCGATTTCAACGCTGTGGCAAGTCTTCCCGAGGGAGCCGCTTGGCAGAAGGCCAGGGCCATATTCGGCGAGGACGCGCACCTCGTCATGCGCCACTACAACAAGTTGAGTGAGATCGCCGAACAATCACAGGTCGAGATCGAGCGTTACCAGAAGGAAGCCGCGGACAGGGAGAAGACCGACGTGGCGCGCAGTGCCACTGAACGACAGGCGGCAGAGGCAATGTCACGCAAGGCCGATGAAGGCTGGCAGAAACGAAGCAAGTGGTTTGCTCCAGTCGAGGGTGACGACGAAGGAAATGCCCTGTTGAAAACCGGGTTTGAACGCGTGGACGCTGACACTGGAGCATTGACTCCGGCACAACGCATCATCCAGCAGAGTTACGTGCGCCACGCGGCGGCGGCGTATCCCAGGTTGAAGGCCAAGGTGACGGCCTACGAGACGCGCATTGCGGATTTGGAAGCTAAGCTCAAAGAGTTCGAGAATTCCGAACCTGGACCATCGCGAACGACTCCAGGACTGAAACCCGACAAGGGGATCGCTGAAGATGCCATGACCGATCCGAAAGCTCCGTGGAACCAATAACCCCTTGACACACGGCAAGGATTTTGTAATGTGTGTCGATGTCACGTTCAAAAGGCCATCGCACGGGTGAGATAGAGGGAATTCGGGTTCGTCCGAGTCTGCAACTGCTGAACATCATCAGCGCGTATCCCACGACCAACGCCGCAGCCAAATTTCTTGGTCTCGCCTATTCGACGCTCGACAGTTTCATCAATCACGAGGGAGGAATCAGCCTCGACAACGCCGCGCAGATCATCACGCGGACGGGGTTGAGTTACGAACAACTGTTCAAGCACAAGAAGGAGAAGTGAGCGACAAACAGAAATACGGACGAGAGGTTGCTCTAAAGGTGGCTGAAGACCTTCAATCCCGACTCAAGCTGGCGTGCCGTAGAATGGCTGTGGCTGGATCACTGCGTCGAGGAAAAGAAACCGTTGGAGATGTTGAGCTGCTTTTTGTGCCAGTGCTGGCGGAACGGGCCGATGGACTGTTTGACCGCCGCTTGGTGTCCGTGGCGGACGAAGTGTGCAACGAACTGTTGCGCGACGGAATTCTAGCGAAACGCCCAAACGTCAAAGGTCACTTTACGTGGGGCGAGGCAAACAAGCTGGCGGTGCATGTTGCAAGCGGAGTGCCGGTGGACTTCTTTTCCACGACCGAAGACAACTGGTGGGTGAGTCTGGTGATTCGCACTGGCAGCAAGGAAACCAACCTGAAGCTGACCAACGGAGCCATTCACCTTGGCAGGAAATTACACGCTTACGGATCGGGAGTTACGATGCCGGACGGAAGCACTCGAAAAGCCCAAAGCGAACAGGAAGTTTTTGAACTGTGCGGAGTCCCTTACCTTGAACCGAAAGACCGATAAACATGACCACCCAACTATCCAAACCGAACACCATCGAGTCGATGCTGGCGTCGCCTCAGATACGTCAACGCTTCAACGAGATGCTCGGGCAACGCGCGCCGCAGTTCATTTCGTCGATTATCACCGTTTACCGTGGATTTTCTTCCCCGGTAGATCCGGCGAGCGTCATTGCCAGCGCCGCCATCGCCGCCACCCTGGACCTTCCGATCGAGAAGAACCTTGGTTTCGCGCACATCGTTCCTTACGCGGGCGTGGCTCAATTTCAAATGGGAGCGAAAGGACTGACCCAGTTGGCTCTTCGCAGCAATCAGTATTCGGGGATGAACGCCGTGGCCATCAATGCGGAGTGCTTCGGTGGGTACGACAACATTGGAGATCCGATCATTCGTTGGGACTTGCTTGACGAGACCAAGGAAGCGATTGGGTACGTGTTCGCGTGGCGTCTGACTAGCGGATTTTCAAAGACGGTTTACTGGCCCAAAGCGAAGGTGGTTGCTCACGCTGAACGATTCAGCCAGGCGTACAAGAAAAAGAAGGCTGACAGTCCGTGGATGAACAACTTTGACGCAATGGCCCTGAAAACTGTGATAGCAAACTCACTGCGACGGTGGGGTATTTTGAGCGTTCAGATGCAAACCGCGTTCAAATACGACCAGGCGATCATCAAGAACATCGACGCCGAACCGCAGTACGAGGACGATATCCCGTTCGGTCCGGCGACGACCTCCAAACTGATTTCAGGCGGGAAGAAAACCCGCAAGCAGGAGCCTCAGGAACCGACTGAGCCTGAGCAACCAATTTCCGGCGAGGGTTCTGACGAGTCCACCGCCGGCACTCCCGCGCCCATCGCCCCTGGTTCTCCAGATCAGCTCAATGGGCCGGGAGTTGTTCCTTTGGAGCACGGTGACAGTGAGGACGCCAACGAGGTCATTCGCATCATCATGGCCAACGCGCGTGAGCTGGGAATCGAGGAAAAGTTGCTGATGATGTGGTCCAAGGCGGCGAAACTGGCTTCTGAAAAACAGAGTCAACTGAGCGACCTGGCGACGCACAAGCTCAAGAAAATCTGCGAACAATGGCCGGCCGTGGTGAAGGAGATTACCGGGAAGTCATAACGACAAGCTGAGGCACGGCGGAGAAAACCAATGACCATGAAAAGCGAACAAGACTCCAAACCGCCAACGATCCCGCCGTTGCCTCCAGCGACTGGTTCGAGGACATTCGTGTATCCCGTCGAAGCCAATCACTCCACCGTCCTCGGCTACGGAGCAACCTCAAAAGCTGGAAAACCAATGTGGGCGGCGCTGGTGTGGGCTGGCGCACGCAAGGACGGCGGCGCACACATGATGAATCCGACCGGAGGCGAATACCTGCACGTCCGCGTGAAGCCTCTGACGGACGGCTGCTGGTATCGCGTCCGCTGCTCCCACTCCCGCGGAAACAGATGGCGTGGCGGCGTCGTGGAAAATGTCGAAGTAAAACAAAAACGGGGCAAGTGGCACTGGCACGTCACTGTGTCCTCGAACGTAGAGGTGAGCGGTCAGAGTGGGCGCGATAAGGCGTCCGCCTGCAAGCCGGACTCAATGCGCCCACTCTGATTCGCTCGACCGATTTGTTAGACGACGATTTATGAAACAAGACAACCAATGGCATGACGGAATCGTGTATCAGCACTCTGATGATGGCAAATTCGTGCTCGCTGAAAACTTAGAGGAAGCTGACAAAGACAATCGCCCGATGACGATGGAAGGGGGAGGCGTGAAATACCAAGACGTGAAATACAACTGGAATCGCGGACAGCCAATCGTGGACTTCGGCGATTTCAAAATGGTCATCACAGACATCGGGTTCGTAAAACTGGACGAAACGCAAGTCGTCTAACGAAAAGCTGACGCACAGCCGCGATTAACTATGAGCACGAAATTAACCTGTGACGCTGGACTGCAACAGACCCCGGCTGTTGCGTCCGGCGTCTTGTTAGCACCCAAAACCCTCGAAGAACTCATAAACCAAGCCGCCGAAGTGCTGCCTGACTGGTGGGAGATACGAATCGAAGTGCAGCAAGGATACGGGCAAGCAATCGTGACGCGGCCAGACGGCACGGAAGTGCAAATGTCCGATGGCGAGAACGACATCCGAGAACAGTTTCGTGATGCGCTGGGTCTGGTGCGTGATGAACTGGAAGCAGACAAACTCTTGGGTGCTAACGACAAGCTCAGAGATGGCGCGACAGAGAGGCGTCCATATTCACAGGAAACGTAATCGCGCCATTCTCTGAAGCGCATGGTTAGAGCACGTCAAATACAATGAAAACACTGACACCAGGACACAAATACGAACTCGAAAACTTCGAGGCCAAAGACCAACCCGGTCAGGTCATCCAGTTCATCGAGAAAACTCCAGTCGCCGGCGAACCCGGCAAACTGGTCACACTCAACGACGGCACGACCAACGAGGAAGTGCTCAAGATGCTGATAGACCGCTGCCAGTCTCTCTACGACAAATTCCCGTCGGAGGAAACGGCGTGCTCCATCAGCCATCTCAAATCGGCGCTATACGCGCAACAGTCCCGGACATACGAACGCTCTCAACGCGGCGTCGAAGGGAAGCACCTCAAGTGACAACCGAGCACGGGGAGACTAAGTGCTCTAACGCAGAAGTGAGCGGACAGCCGCCGAGTGCGACTCGCAATGACACCAAAAATCTATGAGCAAAAATAACGAATCGAAACGGAAAAGCGGGGCGGCTGTTCGCTCCACTGACGGGTTAGGCATCGGCACAATCCACGACCCAAAAGCTATGTTCCTCCGCAACTACGTCGGGGAAGCAACGTGCGGAAAACTCAAATACGAAATTAGCACTGGAATGAACGGCTCGCCAATCGTCCACAGCAAGAAATCCGGCAAGTGGTTCTCGCTATCATGGCAAGACATTCTGGCGCTCGCGGAGAAGGCAGGCGTAGATGCCTAACGCAGAAGTCAGCGACAGCCGCCGAGAGAAACCATGAACGACACTCTGACATTGGAACAGCCAGCAACGCCTCGAAACGGAGAGCGGGGCGGCTGTTCGTCTGCACTGATTGGTTCGGCATTTCGGTGTGTCGTAGCTGACCCTCCGTGGCTGCCAACGATGGCACTGGTGAATAGTCCTGCCAGCGGTATCGGTGCACCGAAGGCAAGTCCGCAACGCCACTACCCGACGATGAGCGTCGAGGAAATCTGCGCCCTGAATCCGCCGTCTGCCACTCAATCTCACCTCTGGCTCTGGTGTCTGAATCAGCACACGGATTGGGGTCACACCGTCGCAAAGGCGTGGGGCTTTGAAGTGTTCCAGATGGTGACGTGGTGCAAACCCGGCCTCGGAACTGGCCGATTCCAATGCAACAGCGAGCAAGTGCTACTCTGCCGGAAAGGAACTCGCCACGGCAATCCGTTCGGGATGACCGGCGGCACATACTTCAACTGGCCGCGTGGCCGACACTCTGAAAAGCCGGATTCATTCTACGACCTCGTGGAGCGAGTATCACCTGGCCCGCGTCTGGAAATGTTCGCTCGCACCCGCAGACTCGGCTGGTCTGCATGGGGCAACGAAATCTCCAGCGACGTAGAAATGCCGAACGCAGAGTCCAGCTATCGGAGTGGGCCGGTAGCGGCGTCGAATAAACCGGCGGCTCAATCGGCCCACTCCGATTAGCTGCGACGATTGGTTAGCTGCTTTTTATGGGAATGTTTGACGACATCAAGTGCAAGTATCCGCTGACGGTGGAAGGTGCGAACGCGCTCGCCTACCAGACGAAGGACACCGACGCGCAGCAACTCGACAACTACGAGATTCGAGAGGACGGAACGCTGTGGCACGAGAACTACGATCCTCGATTTGAGGAGCACAAAGAAGCGCCTCTCGGCTTCTACATCCACCGCGACAACCTGAGATGGGAGCAAGTGCCCATAACTGGCGAAGTCCGATTCTACACGATGTATGGCGTCAAAGACGGGCAACTGGTGAACGCCAACGCCCGTGACGGCTGGCTGGAATGGTCGGCCTACTTCGCGGACGGAAAACTCAATCAAATTCACCTGCTCGAAAACCGAGCGCCAGATGCAGCTAACGATGAGTTCAGGCGCACAGACCCGCCGTTGAAACCATGACGCCACTCGAACAATCCAAGCCTGCCGACGAAGCCCGCGACTCTGTGCTGCGAAGCGGGGCTGTGTCGTCCTGCAACGATTTGTTAGGGCGCGTTTTGGTGGCGTGCGAATATAGCGGAACTGTCCGCGATGCGTTCAAACTCAAGGGATGGGATGCTTGGTCGTGTGACTTGCTTCCAACCGATGTTCCTGGACAACACCATCAAGGAGACGTGGTAGAACTTCTGAAACAGCAATGGGACATAATCATCGCCTTCCCACCATGCACCTATCTCTGCTCGTCTGGAATGCACTGGACTGTGCGAGGCAAGCGCGATCCTCAACTGACGGAAGACGCGCTCAG